TCAGGACGCGAACAGCTCCAGAATCGAACGCACGTCGGGCCCCTCGTGGAGCCGCCTGATGTAATGCCGCTTCGTGATCTTCGGCGACTCGTGCCCCAGCTGGCCGGCGGCCGTCTCGTCGTCGGCCTCGGTCGCGACGAGGGTCGCCACCGCCTTGCGGAACGTCCTCGGCGTCACCCAGTCTTCGTAGCCGTGCGCAGCGCGGAACTTCCGCCACTGGGTGCGGAAGTTGTTCGGGCTCCGCAGCGTGCCCGTGACGGAGGGGAAGACGAACTCGCTGTCCCGAGTGCGCTCGGTGAGCGCGTCGACGAGGAACGGCGGGAGGATCAGCCGGCGGTGCGACATCTCCGTCTTCGCGTACCCCTGCCGGTAGAGACCCTTCCCCGTGATCTCCTTCACCGTGCCGGTGACCTCGATGTACGGGATGTCGACGAGGTGCACGTCCTGGTCCCACCGGAGTGCGAACACCTCGCCGGTGCGGATGCCGGTGCCGAGGATCATGTCAACGGGGTCGGCGATGTCGGTGCGGCGGAGCGCTCCCCCGTTCGTGAGGCGCGCGTCCCACTCGGCGAGCTGCGCGCGCGCGCGGACGACCTCGGCGACGTCCAGGGTGCGAGGCTCGGCCGCCTTGCGCGGGATTGAGACGGCGTCGCGCACGGGGTTGAGGGGCATGGCACCCTTCCGCACGGCGAGCCCGCAGATGCCGCGGAGCACCACGCGGCAGAGTCGAGCGGTCTCGGGCCCGCTGTTCACCATGAGCGCTTCGAGGAACCGGTCGACGGCCGGCACGGTGACCTCGCGCACCTGCAGCCCACCCATGCCGCGGACGATGTGCTTCATGTTGCGGCGGTAGAGGTCCTTCGTTCCGTCGCTGACGTCGCGGCGCTCGAGCTCCTTCGTCCATTCCTCGACGACACGGCTGAGGCGGGTCTCGGGGGTGAGGTCCTCAGCGGGGAGGCGCGCGCGGTCGCGAAGAGCCTCCTTGAGCGCGTTCTCAGCCTTCTGCCCGGAGGGGCCGCCCCGCTCGACGATGCGGGTGACGCCGTCGTAGTCACGGAACCGTGCGCGCGCCACCCACTGGCCAGGGCCGAGCTGCACGCGGTTGATCGTGCCCCACGTGCCGACGGGCATCGGAGGTCGGGCCATCTCAGGCGACCTCGATGCGCTGTGCCCAGGAGCCGGCGCCCATCTTCGGTTGCACGTAGACGACGTCGCCGACGCGCATGAGCACGGCCTGGAATGCTTCGAGCGTGGTGCGCATGACGCCGAGCTCGAGCGCCATCGCGCCGACGTGGCCGTCACGTAGTTCTTCGACGTGGCGATAGTCGTCGAGGGTGATTAGTCGCAGCGCGCCCCATTCCTCGGCTGCGCGTTCCTGCTTCGCGTGGACCGGGCCGAAGCGGGTGGGCGTGTGCGCGAGGGCGTGGTGGCCGAGCTCGTGCGCGAGGACGCAGCGGTGGAGGCGCGCGTGCATTCCGGGGCGAAGGCGGGTGACCCTGCGGTCTGTCCAGGATTGACCGTCGCGACCGTCGGGCAGTCGCCCGTGCTCGATGCGGATGCCGCCCTGCCGGGCGAGGTCCTCGAGGTACTCGTCGATAGGGGTCATTGCTCGTCGGTGGGCTCCGGGTCGGTGGGGCGGGCTACGGCGTCCAGGTCATCTTCGGTGGGGGTTCCGACATCGGCGCCGAAGCGGCCGCGGATGACATTGTCCGGGGCGCTGATTTCTTGCGTGATCGCGCGCATAGCGCCATCGACTGCGCGGGGCCGGCGGTCCACCGGTACGGCCTCGATCAGGGTGCCGAGGATCCCGAGCCAGATGTCTGTCTGCTGGTCGAACGAGACGGGTTCGATGTCGATGCCAAGAACTTCATAGATCCGCTGCAGCACCTTCGCCTGCGGGGTGGTGTTGCCGTTCTCGATATCGCTGAGCGTCTGTCGAGAGACGTTCGCGTTCTCGGCGAGCTCTTCCTGCTTCATGCCCTGCTCAAGTCGTAGCGACTTGACGCGGCGCGCCAACGTCGCGCGCATCTCGGCAGTCAATTTCGCAGGTGAATTTCTTGACATGGCCTTGAACGTATCATGCCCAGAAATAAGGGCACAAGGTCTTCTTTTCTTGACATGGCGTCCAGTCTTGTCCCCCAAATGGGTTGCTTTTGTGTCCAGAAGTTGTCTACAGTCCTGGACATGAACCAGCAAAGAACGGCCGGAGAGGCCCTCCGGACACTCCGAGGGATAGCCGGTCTCACTCTCGACAGGGCTGCCGAGATCGCCGATACCGCTCCGGCCTACCTGTCCAAAGTCGAGAACGGTCGCCTGGTGCCCACCGTCGGCTACGTCGCGAATGTGACCGCAGCTATCGCGGGTCACATGAAGGAGACCGGCTCTCTCACGAACAAGGTCGCGTCGTGACTTCGTCGGGCGAGGTCCTCACGATCCAGCAGGTCGCGGAGGTCACCGGCCTCGCGGTGCAGACGCACTACAACATGCGCTCCAAGGGCGAGGGGCCGCGCATGTGGCTGCTGCGCGGGCGCGTGCGCTGCTACCGCAGCGACCTTGACGCCTGGATGCGCGAGCAGTCCGGCGCCGACAACGTGGCCCCGCTCAAGCGGACCGCCTGACCAACCACAGATGAAACGCCCCCGGCGGCAACCAGGGGCGAATCGAAAGAGAGGAGGGCACTACAGATGCCCACCACCGCCACCGTAGCACCGCGCCGCGCTTACACCGGAGCGGACATCGCGTCCGGCCTCCGCGCGCTCGCGGACCTCATCGAGACGAAGCCGTGGATCGCCGCGGGCGTACGCCTCCCGACCGTCCCCCAGCACTTCACCATCGGACTCACCGAGCGGCGTGACGTTGAGGCCCTCGCGGTCGTGTTCGACGACACCGTGCACGAGGCCGAGCAGGACAGCGCGACCTACGTAAGCACGTCGGGGCAGCTCGACGGCCTGCGCGTCTCCGCTTACGCCGTCATCGACCACGCCTCAGCCACGAGCGGCATCGCCGAGGAGCCCGACCGCGGGGAGTGCTTCGTCTGCGGCCCCGACCAGGAGGCCGACTCCGACGGCCAGTGCGCGGGATGCGGGCGCCGCCTGAACATGAGCCCCGACCTCCGCTCCGACCCGAACTGGTGGGCCGCGTGAACGTCATCGGCCGCATCGTCGCCGTCCTGCTCGGAAGCGGCGTCCTCTTCATCGTTCTCGCGATCCTCCGTGGTCGCTTCGACGGCGCAGCGACCATCGCTGTCGCCTGCCTCGTCCTCGCCGTGTCCACCACCGTGTGGGCGGCCATCAACCGAAAGCGCAGCGACCACTCATGAGCCAGACATTCACCGTCGAGAACTTCAAGGGCGTCCGAGAGATCACCCTCTCCCCCGAGGGATCGCTCGTGGTTATCGCAGGAGGGAACGGCGCCGGCAAGTCGAGCTTCATCGACGCGTTCGTCGAGCTGTTCGACCCGAAAGGCACCCGCCTCACCCCGAAGCCCATCCGCGACGGCGAGGACGAAGCCCGCGCCGAGTTCATCGACACCGACCTCGACATCCGCGTCGTCCGCACGTGGAAGAAGAACGACGCTGGCCGCCTCGAGGTGTTCGCCCTCGACGGCGCGAAGTACGGCAAGCCGGCCGAAGTCGTGGCCCGGCTTACCGGCGGGCTGATCTTCGACCCCGTCGCGTTCCTCAACCTCGACGAGAAGAAGCAGCGCGACGCGCTTCTCTCGAAGGTGGCCCTCCCGTTCGACCTCGACGAAGTGGCCCGGGAGAAAGCGGGCGCCGAGAGCCGTCGCCTGGAAGCGGGCCGCGACGTGAAGCGACTCGAGGGGGCGCTCGCGTCCATCCCGAAGCCCGCACCGGGCACGCCCGCGGAGGAGGTCTCGTCGCAGGCAATCCTCGATGAGATCGACGCGGCGCAGCATGCACAGCGACACCGCGAACGCGTAGAGCGTGTCTATCAGGATCTCGCTGGCGAACTGCACGACCTGGAGTCCGAGCTCGCCGGACTGCAGCGCCGCCTCGATGACACCCGTGCGCAGAAGGCCGCGGCGTACAAGGCGCGCGAAGCGCTCCCTACTCCCGTCGACGTGGCGCCGTTGCGGGGCCGACTCGCAGACGTCGAGCAGACGAACGCCGCCGTCCGAGCAGGGCGAGACCACGCACGCGTCGCCGCCGAGCTCGCGGCCGCGCGTTCCGCCCACGATGCCGCGCAGGCTGACATCGACGCCGTCGAGACGAAGAAGGCGGCCGGGCTCGCCGCCGCGAGCTTCCCCGTCGCTGGCCTCTCGGTCGACGAGTCGGGCGTGACGTTCGAGGGCATCCCGTTCGCGCAGGTGAACAGCGCCATGCGCCGCCGCATCGCGTTCGCGATCGCGACCGCCGGGGACCCGCAGCTGCGCCTCGTCATCGTTAAGGACGGCGACCTGCTCGATGCCGAGTCCCTGGAAAGCATCCGGGCCCTCGCCGCGGAACGCGGTTACACGGCGCTGATCGAGCGTGACCGTGACGAGTCTCGCCAGATCGGCTTCACGATCGTCGACGGCGCGCTCGGGGGTGCCCAGTGACCGTCGACATGGCGCGCATCAAGGAGGTGCACGGGCTCGCACAGGCCGCGAAGGAGTCGCAGCACGCCGACCCCTTGGCCGCGCGCGTCGGGACGAAGCTCTTCCGCGACGGGCACCGCAAGGGGTTCTGGGACGGTGTCGAGTACGCCCTCACCCACCGCGAGGTGCTCGCGGAAATGGTGACGCCGTGACCGCCCTCGCCGTGCTCGAGCGGACCCTCGGCGACACTGCCGACCGCGACTCGTGGGCTCACGTGCACGAGCAGACGATCGGGTCTTACGCTGCGTCGAGCTTCGCGAAGCCGACGTCCGTCGAGACATACGTGCGGCAGATCATCGCGCCGCGCGAGTTTCGCGGCAACGCGGCGACCGAGTCGGGCGTGCGGTGGGAGCCGATGCTCCTCGCCTGGGCCGGGGCTGAGCCGAACACCCTGTTCGTCCACCACCCCGAGCACCGCGGGTTCGGCGCAACAGTCGACGGCACGATACCCGGCGACCCGTTCGCGATCGTCGAGACGAAGGCGAAGCACAACCGCATCATCGACGGCCCGACGCCCCGCGAGGTCCGACAGATGGCCTGGCAACTGTTCTGCATCCCCGAGGCGTCCGAGTGCCGATTCGTGTGGGGCGAGCTCGTCACCGGCCCCAGCGAGGACGGTGGGTGGCGTCTCCGCCGCGACCCCCAGACCCTCATCTTCCCGCGTGAGCACCCCGCGATCGTCACCGCGACGGCGCTGATCGTCCCCATCGCCCACGAAGTCCTCGCCGGCGTCCGCGCCGCGCGCAAAGCAGAAAGCACCCCGTTCTGATGACGAACGAACTCGTCCTCCCCACCTCCATTCAGCCGCAGACCTGGAACGCCGACACCGCCGCGATGATGGAGTTCGCCGGCCTGACGTGGCTCGAGCAGCGCCCCGACCCGGAGAACCCCGGGCAACCGAAGAGCGTGCGCATGTACGCCCCCTCCGGGATCATGGCGGCGTTCATCGCCGCGTGCCGTCGCACCGGCCTCGACCCGACCGCGAAGCAGATCTACGCCGCGCAGATGGCCGGCAAGTGGACCGTCCTCATCGGCATCGACGGGATGCGTCTCGTCGCCCAGCGCACGGGCGAATACGACGGGCAGGACCCGATCGAGTGGCAGGCGACCGAAGACGGCCCGTGGACAACCGTCCCCCCGAAGCAGCCGTTCTCCGCGCGCATCCGCATCTACCGGAAGGGCATCAGCCGCCCGCTTGAGCAGACCGTCACGTGGGCCGAGTTCGGCGGCACGAAGGGCAACTGGGACAAGCGGCCGTCGCACATGCTCGGCATCCGCGTCGAGTCTCACGGCTTCCGCCGCCTGTACCCGATGGAACTGTCGGGCCTCTACACGCCCGAGGACTTCGAGGCCGACGGCGAGCTGATCGCTCAAGGTGACAATGCGCCAGCCGCACCCTCGGAGGACTGGACAGCGCTCTTCGCTGCGGCGTCGACACGCGAGGAACTCGAGGCTGTGCGTCTCAGAATCCCCGAGGCGGAGAAGAACGACAAGCTTCGCACCGCGTTCCTCGCTCGCGCCGGTTACCTCTCCCGCGAAGAGGCTCGCACCGAGGACGCCGACGTCGTCACCGACGATTCCCAGACCACCGACGAGGGCGCGCAGGCCCCCCGCCCGGACGTTGAGACCCCCCAAGCTCCGTCCGCCCCCGCGCCCTCGTCGGTGCCCGAAGCGCTCACACAGGAGGAGTGGGAGGCAGCCGAGGCAGCACGCTTCGACGCCGAGCAGGGGGTGAGCGATCGTGGCTGATGTCATCGACGGCGGCACGGGCGAGCTGCGCCTGTCCCCCGCTGAACAAGCTGTGCGCAACATGCTCGCGATCCCTTCCGGGATCTACGGCCCGACGATGGGGGCGCAGGAACTCGACCAGCGCATCCAGGATCTCGCGGACCTGATCGAGCACATCGCACAGGTGATCGTCGTGCTTTACGAGGACCGTCACGCGGCCGAGGAGGCCTATCTCAAGGCGTTCGCAGAACTGATGGTCATGCACGCAAAGCACGGGGCGCAGCTCGCCCGTCAGTTCGCGATCGCGAAGACGACGACGGAGCTGCACGAGCTGAACCTCGCGAAGGAAAAGCTCCGCTACGCGGAGGAGATGCAGAAGGCCGTGCAGAACCGGTCTTTCGGGCTGATGAACATCGGCAAGCGGTTCACCGCGGCGATGGGGATGGGGAACCGATGAGCGCCGACGCTCAGACCGGTCGGCGGTCCGTCGTGATCGACGTGCTCGGCGTTCCGGCCCCGCAGGGCTCGAAGCGGGCGTTCGTCGTCGGCAACCGCGCCGTGATCAGCGAGGACTCGAAGAAAACCGCCCCCTGGCGGGACAGCGTCTCGGCGGCGGGCGTGGCCGCCATGGCGGGCGCTCCGGCGTTCGACGGCGCGCTACGCGTGGAGATCGAGTTCCGGATGCCGCGGCCCCGCTCGGTGAAGCGGGCGCGCCCGTCGGTGAAGCCCGACGTCGACAAGCTCGCCCGCGCGGTGCTCGACAGCCTCTCCGCCGCCGCGGTCATCGTCGACGACGCGCGCATCGTCTCGCTCAGGGCCGAGAAGGTCTACGCCGACATCTCTGGCGCGACGATCCGGGTGAGCGAGGTGCTCGCGTGACCGCCGCACTCGCGCCTGTCGGATACGCGCGCCCCACGGTGCCCTGGAACGGCCTCACCGTCACCGACCTCTTCTGCGGTGCGGGCGGGTCGTCGTCGGGCCTCGTGGAAGCGGGATACCGAGTCGTCATCGCGGCGAACCACTGGGCACTCGCGATCGAGTCGCACCAGATCAACCACCCCGACACCGACCACTCGCAGGCGGACATCTCGCAGGTGAACCCGGCGTACTTCCCGAAGACGCACGTGCTGTGGGGGTCGCCGGAGTGCACGAACCACTCGATCGCGAAGGGTGTGAAGCGTCAGCGGGCACAGGATCAGGCGCTGTTCGAGCTGGACGGCACTCGCCCGCTGGCCGACGAGGCCGCGAACCGCTCGCGCGCCACGATGTGGGACATTCCCCGATTCGCCGAGCACCACCGCTACATGGCGATCATCCTCGAGAACGTCGTCGACGCGTACCGGTGGGACCAGTTCGAGGCGTGGCAGATGGCGATGCGCGCCCTCGGCTACCGGATGCAGTTCGTGTGGCTGAACAGCATGCACGCGCAGATCGGCGGGCTCCCGGCGCCGCAGTCTCGCGACCGCATGTACATCGTCATGTGGCGCGAGGATCTCGTGTCGAAGGACCGCCCCGGCCCCGACGTCGGAAAGTGGACGCGCCCGATGGCGGTGTGCCCCGAGCACGGCGAGGTGCAGGCCGCCCAGGCGTTCAAGAAAGCCGAGCAGTGGGGCCGTTACCGCGCGCAGTACGTCTACCGGTGCCCGAAGTGCTGGCTCCCGATCGAGCCGGGGTGGCTGGCCGCCGAGTCGATCATCGACTGGTCGCTGCCTGCGCCCCGCATCGGCGACCGCTCGAAGCCCCTCGCGCCCAAGACGCGCGAGCGCATCCGCCGAGGCATTGAGCGCCACTGGGCCCCGATCATCGCGAAGGCCGCCGGCAACACGTACGACGGCGTCACGACCGGGTCGGGTTACCTCCGGGTCAGCGATCTGGACTCGCCCATCCCAGCGCAGACGGGCACCGCCGAGCACGGCCTCGCGATGCCGCCGGCGTTCCTCGCGCAGTTCCGCGAGCGGGACCGGACGCAGACGCTCGACAAGGCGCTGCCGACGGTCGTCGCCGACGGCGCGGGCCAGGCACTCCTGGTGCCGGTCGAGGGCCGCGACGGTAAGAGCGCGGCATCCGTCGCGGATCCGCTGCGCACCCAGTCGACGCGGAACGAGACGGGCCTGCTGGTCCCGTACTACTCGAAGGGAGCCTCGCGGCCGACGAGCGACCCGATGGGCACGATCACGACTGTCGACAGCGCGGGTCTCGTCGTGCCGCTGCGCAACCACGGCGTCGCGAAGCCGACCTCGCATCCGATCGACACGGTGAGCGCGGAGGGGAACCACCATGCGCTCGTGCTGACGAACACGCACCAGAACCGTGCGCGCCCCGTGACCGAGCCCCTGCCGACGGCGACCACCGCCACGACGCAGGCGCTCATTATGCGGAACAACCTGGGCGGCGCCGAGATGACGACGCCCGCGATCGAGCCCCTGCGGACGTTGACGACCGGCGGTCACCAGTCGCTGCTGGAACCGGGCGCGCCCATCAGCCTCGACGTCGACGACGCGGGCTTCCGCATGCTCGAGCCTCACGAGATCCAGCTCGGCATGGGCTTCGCCGCCGACTACCACCTCGTCGGATCGAAGCGGGACAAGGTCAAGCAGGCCGGGAACGCCGTCACTCCGCCCGCCGCGCGCGACCTGGGCCATGCCGTCGCCGAGTTCCTCCTCGCGGTGCATTCGTGAACTGGGCGCCCGACACCCTCCCCCGGGTCCGCCGCGCGTGCGGCGCGTGCCCGGGATGCCACCCCGGCCGCCAGTTCGGTGGCGACGAGTGCTGCCGCCGTTCCACCTGCCCCTGCCACGAAGGAGACACCGTGTCCGATCGACGCGTCCCCCGCCGCCAGCTCGAAGCGCTGTCCCGGCGCGACGGGTTCGTGTGCGTGTGGACGGCAACCGAGGGCGACCGTCTCGTCCCGCAGCACCGTCAGGGCGGGATGGGCGGCCGCCCTGACAAGCACCGCACCGAGAACCTCCTCTGGCTCGACTCGCTCCTCAACGGGGGCATCGAGGCGGACGCCGACCTCGCCGAGATCGCGAAGGCGTACGGCATCAAGGTCCCCATCTGGGTGCCCGATGTGGCCGCGGTGCCGGTGTTCTTCGCGCACGAGCACGCCTGGTTCCTCCTCGAGGGCGACGAGCGCCGGGAAATCAGCGCCGTCGAGGCCCTCGACCGGATGCACCAGATCTACGGGGACGAGTACTTCGCGTGGAAGGCTCGCGCGGACCAGTCGCCCCGGGCCGCGCTGCTCGCGCTGAGGGGGTCTCGCTGATGCGTATCCGCAGCACGAAGCCGGAGTTCTGGAAGAGCGAGCGTGTTGCGCTCCTGTCGTGGGAGGACCGTCTCCTTCTCAAGGGGCTGGAGTCGTACGTCGACGACAACGGCGTGGGCCGCGACGACGTCGCCCTGATCGTCGGTGACCTCTTCGCTCGCGACATGTTCGCGAATCCTCGCGAGACCGTCGCGAGGGTGTCCGAAGGTCTTTCCCGCATCGAAACGGCCGGACTTATCCACAGGTACGAGGCCGAGGGGACGCGGCTGCTGTTCGTGTCGTTCTGGGAAAGCATCCAACGGATCGACAAGCCCGGGCGGGGAAGAATGCCCAGGCCAGACGGCACAACCGAGTTCGGAGACTCCGACATTCGCGAGAGTGTCGCGAAACGTCGCGAGACCGTCGCTCCTGGAACAGAGGAACAGGGGAACAGAGGAACAGAGGAACAGGGTGTTCTCGCGCGCGTGACCCCGACCGCTGAACTCGAAGCAGCCTTCGCTCACGCCTACGCCGCCTGGCCGAAGAAGACCGAACGGAAGCAGGCGTTCGACCGGTTCAAGATCGCCGCCCGCCGCCGCCCCTTCACCGAGCTCGTCGCCGACATCGTCCGCTTCGGGAACGCGTACGCCGAGACGACGGAGACGAAGTTCGTCCCCGCGCTGGGCGTGTGGATCGGTCACGAGCGGTGGACCGACGATCTCCCCGCGGCCCGCACCCCCCGCCCCGCCCCTGCCGCGCGCCCGACGCGCGGTCAGGAGCACCTCGCCTACATCGCCTCTCTCGGCGAACCCACTCACCAGCAGGAGATCGAACGATGAACACTCAGGAAGCGGCGAAGCTCCTCGCGGTCGCCGCGGGCTTCGACAACCGCCGCCCCGACGACCTCGCGACCGCCGCGTGGCGCGAACTTCTCGGCGACTTCACGTACGAGCAGTGCCGCGCCGCGATCGTCGCCCACTACCGCGACCCCGCGACCCGGCACCAGTACCTCACCGCCGCGCACGTGCTCGACCGCGTCGAGGCGAACGCCCGCACGAAGACCGCCGACGTCGAGACCGACGTGCGCTCGGCGAAGGCGCGCGGCATCGTCCCCGCCGACTGGCCGCGCCGGCAACCGCTCGACCCGGAGGCCGCGTACCGGCTGCAGGCCGCGCGAGAGCGGGACCGGCAGGAGTCCATCCGCCACACGACCGGCGCGATCGAGGCCGGAGCATGACCGTCTCGGTGAACTTCGCGGACCAGGCGTGGGCGCGCCTCGCAGTCCTGGCGGACGGGATCGGCATCACCGTCCCCGAGCTGCTCGAGGACGCCGCGCAGCGTCTCCTCGTCGGCACGTCCCGGTTCGCGAAGGACCAGCCCCGCCGGGCGGAGCAGCTCGCCCGCACCCGCGCCGTGCACAAGCAGATGCTCACGTCGCAGATCATCCGGCTCCGCGCGCAGGGCCGCACGGTCATGCAGATCGCGGACGCGGTCGGCTACTCGTCGTCGTACGTGTCGAAGATCCTCTGCGAGAACGGCGCTCGCACCCACAAGACCCATACCGAAAGGACAGCAGCATGAGCAAGCGAGACACCCGCCCGATCGAGGTCGGCGACAGGTTCGAGACCCGCGATGCCCGCGATGGCGGGAAGGTCGTCGAGGTCGTGGAGGTGAAGCGCAACGCGCTCGGAGCCATTCGCTACCTGATCCGCACCGAGGTCCATCCCCGCAACCCCTCGGCTGTGGGCCGCGCCGTCCGCGTGCAGGAGAGCACCCTCCGCGGCGCCTACAAGCGGGTGAGCCGCTGATGGCCGGCGAGACGATCATCACCGTCGTCGGCAACCTCACCGCTGACCCGGAGCTGCGGTACACGCAGAACGGCCTCCCCGTCGCGAACTTCACCATCGCGAGCACCGCGCGCACCTTCGACCGGCAGGCGAACGAGTGGAAGGACGGCGAGGCGCTGTTCCTGCGGGCGTCGGTGTGGCGCGAGTTCGCGGAGCACGTCGCTGGGTCGCTGACGAAGGGGTCGCGTGTCATCGCGACCGGGCGGCTCAAGCAGCGCTCGTTCAAGGACAAGGAGGGCAACGACCGGACGGCGATCGAGCTGGAGGTCGACGAGATCGGGCCGAGCCTGAGGTACGCGACGGCGCAGGTGACGCGCGCCGCAGGCGGTACGGGCTCGACTGGCGGTCGATCGGGTGCCACGGCGGGTGACGAGCCCTGGGCGACGCCGGGAGCGGCTCAGGCGGGCGCTGCGGACGCGTGGGGAGGTGGCGGACATGGCGACGACACCCCGTTCTGAGCCCCTCTGCCCGGAGTGCCGGGACGGAAAGTGCCGCAACTGCATCGAGCAGGCGATGACCGACGACGAACTGGCGCCCTGCGGGTGCCCCAACCACGAGGAGACCCCGTGCGCATCCTGACCGTTCGCCAGCCATGGGCTCACGCGATCATTCACGGCGGTAAGGACGTCGAGAACCGCGTCCGCAACGTCGCGGGGGACTACCGCGGACCGGTTGCGATTCACGCGGCACTGCAACGCGACGATGACGGCTGGGTCAGCTCCGGTCGTTATGCCCTCACGAGAACGATGGACCGCGGCCAACCGGCCACCCTCGGCGCGATCATCGGCGTCGTTGACCTCGAGGACGCGCACCTGGTGAAGCAGTCCAACGGCATAAGCAACGTCTGCTTCGACAATCACACGCCTGTCGGACGGATCTGCTCACCGTGGGCGCAGAACTACATCGAGTTCCCCGCCTACTCGGGGTACCACCTCGTGCTCGCCAATCCGCGACCGCTGAAAGATCCGGTTCCGTACCGGGGGGCGCTCGGACTCCGCCGCCTCGACGACGACACCACCGCGCGCATCCTCGCGCAGATCGGAGAACAGGCATGACGCTCGTCTGCGCAACGAACGACGGCCTCTCCGGCATCCGCGCGTGCACGACGCTCGGCGAGCACCGCGTTACCTGCCTCGACCACCCCGGCTGGGACGAGAAAACCCGACCCGGCACCTGCCGCGGGTGCCTCCCCCTCGCTGCCGAGGTCGGGTTCCTCTGCCGCCACTGCTGGGAGCTCGTCGAGACCGCCTACGCCGGGTGGCAGCGGTGGTCGACGCTCATCGTCGCCGCCGGCGGGCGCGCCGTCACCGCGACGGGAGGGGGTGGGTCGTCGGCGCTCGGGTACTCGAACCTGTCGCTCGCCATGCTCGAACTCGACGCCTGCAACCGCCACCTCGCGACCCGGGAGGACCGCACCCTGCTCATGTGGGTGAACACGCCCGCCGGCGCCGGACACGCGATCCAGTTCGCGCACGCCGCGCTGAACGCGTACCGCACGCTCGAGGTCGAGGAACGCGCGAAGGTAACCCCGCCGCCCGCGCGGTGCCCCGAGTGCGGCCTCCTCACGGCAACACGGAACCGGGAGCGGGTCGTCGGCGCGTTCACCGTCGTCGAATGCCAGCACTGCGGCCACCGCCTCGACAAGATCCGCACCGGCCCCGACTCCTGGACCGGATCGCGCGCCTGCGAGCACGACAACGGCGCCGAGCACCTCGCGTGCACCGACGTCGACTGCGGCTGCTGGTGCCACCACTACGGCACCAAGTCCCGCCGCGCCGGCATCGAACTCCTCTGGGACGCCGACCTCGCCACCGCCGCCCCCGGCTCCGCACCCCGCGACGCCTGGACCATCGACGACGCCCACACGATCACCCGGCGCACCGCCGACACCGGAAGGAAGACCGCATGACCACCACAGACGTTGTTCTCCCCGGCGCAGAGAAGTGCCCCGGACACCTCGAATGGTCCGCTTTCGGCGCGATGTACCCCGACACCGTGTGCGCCAGCGCGCTCAGGTGGGCTGATGGCTACCAGGGGACCGGCCTGTGCGATGCTGACGACGCATTCCGAGAGAAGGGCATTCCCTGCCCGTTCTGCGACCCGGACGGATTCATCGACTACCAGTGGTCGGTCAGCGACGGCGAACACGTCATCCTCTGGGAAGCCGACGAGACCGCCGTTCACCCCGACACCGATATCCACTTCCACGATGGCAAAGCGCTGTGGTGGACAGCGACTCACCCAGACCGCGGCGAAGAGCGGGTGCTGTTTCGTTCGATCATGGACCGCTGGGACGAGGTAGAAGCGGAGGTTCACCCGTGACCGCCTCCACAGTGCCGACCTTCGCCGCCTGGCACACCGCCGCCGAGGAGAGCTTCGACCGGATGCGCGCCCACGCCGTCGAGGAGCTGTCCGCTCTGCTCGGCGAGGACGTGCACCTCGACGAAACCGGCGCGATCGTCCTGGACGAGGACCAGCGAGACCGGCTTCTCGCCGCCGTACCGACCACCACCGCGCCCGGGTTCCCGTACGAGACCGCCTGGGGCGTCCCGATCCGGCGCGCCGAGGCGGACGCGCTCAACCACCCGAATGGGAGCGCATCGTGACTGTCTACGTCGATGACATGTTCATGAAGGCCACCGTCCCAAACGGTGCTCGCAAGGTCAGCGGCGAGTGGTGCCACATGCAGGCCGACACCCGCGAAGAACTCGACGACATGGCCGACAAGATCGGCTTGCGTCGCTCGTGGATTCAGTACCCGGGCACGTGGAAAGAGCACTACGACGTGACGCGCCCGCGTCGGGACGCCGCTATCGCGGCCGGCGCGGTGCCAGTGGGCATGCTCGAACTCGCCCGCATCCGCAAGCGGTGGCGCGAGGAACACAGATCGAGCGTGCAGGAGTGCGAGTGCTCCGAGTTCGCGCAGCAGCATGCGATCACGGACCCAGGATGCCCGGCTCACGAATCGAGTGATCCGTCATGATCGACGCAATCGAGCGCGTGCGCGAGGTGTGCGCCAAGGCTCTGGCGGTCAAGGTCGCCGGGTCGGGCGAGGGTGAGGCGGCCATGGCTGCCATGGCGTCCGTCATCCTCCGCATCCTGGACGGCGCAGAACCGAACGTGCGGGAGTCCGATGGCTGACGTGCAGCTTCCCGCCTGGATCACCGTCAAGGTCGCGGCCGCCGTCGTCGGGAAGGCTGAGCGCACCGTGTACCGGTGGATCGACCGCGGCCTGCTCGCCACCGACACGGACGGCGAAGGCCGCACCCTGGTCCCGTCGAAGGCGGTCGGGCGCGTGGCCCTCACGCAGAAGCGCGGACGCCCCCGGGGCATTCCGACACGCCGCTGATCGGGCCGCCCGGAAAAGGTGCAAATGTGTCAAAACAGGCAGGATAAGAACTAGATGGTGGATCACTCCGCCCACGACGAAGCCCCGGCCCACACCACGTGGAAACCGGGGCTTCGACGCGCGGGATCAGCCCTTCTCGACCGTCACGCTACCCGGCTGCGGACCGCCCGACGCATACCGATACGCCAACGCCAGGTCCGCAAGCGCTGCCGCCTTCGGTGCTGAGTTCAGCGACGAGCTCAGAACCGTCTTCGTGTGCTCCTCGATCGCCGCGAAGAGCGCCGCCTGCGTCTCTCTCTGCCCCATGACATTCCCCAATCCGCCGAGCCCTGCGCTCAGCACTGGTCTCCAACGTACGGGCAACCCCCGACACCCCACAGGGCAAGAGGCCCGCGAAGAGGTGACACCCCATGGCGTCCATCAGTCCCGAACAGCGTCAGCGGGTCCTCGACCTCCACGCCACCGGCACCCCCCGCAACGAGATCTCCCGCCTCACCGGCATCAGCGCTGGGTCCGTCACCAACATCTGCCGCGACGCCGGCCGGTCCTTTGACCGGTCAGCGACGAAACAGGCGTCTGAGGCTCGCGCGGTGGATCTCGCGGCGGGTCGGCTTCGTCTGGCGGAGAAGATGCTGGCGGCCTCGGAGGCAATGCTCGACACCATCGACGACCCTTACATCGTCTTCAATTTCGGTGGCAGCGAGAACACGTACAACGAGCACGAGCTCGACTCGGCGCCGGTTGAGGTGAAGCGGAACATCATCACGACGGCGGGGATCACGTTCGACAAGCTGACCCGCATCGTGGAGAAGTCCGACAGCGGGCTCGAGCAGGCTGCTGGTGTGCTCGACACGATTGCGGCCGGGTTCACGGCTGCGGCTGAGCGGTACCGGGCCGCCGAGGCGACACCCGATGAGGGTTGACGAGCTCGAACGTCTCGTCTCTCGTGCGCAGCTGCTTTCCCTCGTCGACGCGGCGAAGTTCAAGCTGGCCCTGTGGTTCGGTGCTGTCTCCTCCGGGAAGACGGTGATCAGCCTGTGGGCGTTCCTGCTCGCGGTGCGTGTGGCCCCGAAGACGGGGATTATCGTGATCGTCGGTCGGACGATGACGACGGTGTACCAGAACGTGTTCGTCCTGTTCCAGAACACGTCGATCTTCGGGACGCTGATCGCGTCGCAGGTCAGTTACACGCCCGGCGCCTCGTCCGCCCGCATCCTGGGCCGTGAGGTCATGGTCATCGGCGCGTCGAACAAGGAAGCCGTCGGCCGTATCCAGGGTTCGACGGTGGCGCTCGCGTACGTCGACGAGGCCGCGCTCCTCCCCGAGGAGTTCTGGAACATGCTCGTCTCCCGCCTCCGCGTCGACGGTGCTCGCCTCCTCGCGACGATGAACCCCGCTTCCCGGAACCACTGGATCAGGAAGAACTGGATCGTCCCCGGGCCGGCGAAGAACCTCATCAGCTTCCACTTCACGATGCGCGACAACCCGAACCTCCCGGCCGACTACATCGCCGACATGGAGGCGTCGTTCTCCGGCGTGTTCTACGACCGGATGATCAAGGGCGAGTGGACGAACGCTGAGGGCGCCGTCTACCCGATGTGGGATCCCGCCCGGCACGTCATCCCCTTCGCGGACATGCCGCGCCTGCGGGACGTCATGGGCATCGGGATGGACTACGGCACGACGAACACGACCGCGGCGCTCATGCTCGGCGTGTCCGACGAGGCGAAGCCCCGCCTGGTGCTGATGGACGAGTGGCGGTACAACCCGAAGGACCACAACGACCTCCGCCTCACCGACGCGGCCCTCTCGCAACGGTTCCGGGCGTGGCTCCCGCAGGATCACACGCCGTACCCGCTGACCGTGCAGCCGAGGTTCCTGATGCTCGACCCGGCCGCCGCGTCGATGCACATGCAGATGCAGCAGGACCTCCGCGGCACCGGCCTCACCCCGTGGCCGGCGGTGAACGACGTGCTCCCCGGTATCCAGACGATCGCGACCGCCCTCGACGCGGGGCAGCTCGTCGTCACCGACCGATGCACGGGCTTCACCGAAGAGGTCACCGAGTACCGGTGGGATGCGAAGGCCACGGACGCCGGTGAGGACCAGGTCGTGAAAGAGAACGACCACAGCCTCGACGCGGGCCGGTACATCGCCCACTCGACGACGAACTACTGGAAGCCGCAGCTCGCGGCATAAGCCCCGCAGAAGGGCGTGAGTCGTGTCGAGGTCATGAGCCTGCACGGCGGCGTCGCGCACCGCCCTTCACCTCGCGCCCTCTGCGGCTTCACATCAACCCAAGGGGGTCTCCTGTGCCGATCCCCGAGCAGAACACGGCCTGGCCTCCCGCCCCGTGGGATGAGGCGTACAAGGCGTACGCGCTGAACGAGGCGTGGCAGCTGGGCGACACCGCGACGCTGGAGCGGCTGTACTCGTCCGACCGGCAGGCCGCCGCGACGCACACGCACCGCGGTCAGGCGTACCGTGGTGGGCTCGTCGGCGCCGCGTCGAAGATGTTCTGGGGCCGCCCCGTCCCGGCGAACGAGAACCGCACCCGCATCCACGTCCCCGCCCCGGCCGACCTGGCGACGCTGTCGTCGGATCTGGTGTTCGCGGAGCCGCCGGAGGTGTCCCTCGGCACCGACAGCACCGAGAAGGGCAAGGCGCGCCTCGACCTCATCGCCAACAGTGAAGCCGCGCACGCCACCTGGAACACCATGGGCGAACTGAAGGCCGCGCTCGGCGCGACGGTCATCACCTCCGCGTGGGACACCGACGTCGCCGATCACGTGTGGCTCGAGGTCGCCGCCGCCGACGTCGTCATCCCCGTATTCCGCCGCGGGGTCATGGTCGAGTGCACCATGTGGACCGAGTACCGCGAGGACCGGACGCAGGTCGTCTACCGTCACCTGGAGCACCACGAGGTCGGCGCGATCGAGCACGCCCTGTTCCGCGGGACGGAGACGAACCTCGGGAGGCGGGTCCCGCTGCAGGACCGCCCCGAAACGGCAGGCCTCGCGGGTCTCGTGAACGAGGACTCCCGCATCCTCACGGGCATCGACCGGCTCACCTGCTCGTACAACCCGAACATGCCGACCCGTGCGTGGCGGAAGAAGGGCGTTCTCGCGAACACGGGCCGCTCCGACTACGCCGGCCTGCACGGCCTGTTCGACGCGCTGGACGAGACGTTCTCGTCGTGGATGCGTGACCTCCGCCAGGGCGCGGGCCGCATCCTCGTCCCCGACGCGATGCTCGACTACCTCGGCCCCGGCATGGGTGCGGCGTTCGACATGGGGCGCGAGGTGTTCGCCGGTCTCAACTCCCCCGGGAAGCCGGGCGAGCTGATGATCGACAAGGTCCAGTTCGAGATTCGTGTCGAGCAGCACGAGCGCACCGCGTTCGCCCTCTACCGCGAGATCCTCCGCGCCGCCGGCTACTCGCAGTCGGCGTGGGGTGACTACTCCGGTGGTGGGCAGGGCGGCACGCAGACCGCGACGGAGGTCGACGACCGGAACAAGGCGTCGGAGCGCACCCGCGACAAGAAGATCCTGTACGACCGGGCTGCGATCAGCCGTCAGGCGTCGGTCGCGCTCGAGCTCGACGGGAAGCTGTTCCCCGGGAAGGGTGGCGGCCGGTTCGAGCAGCCGACGGTGATCTTCCCCGACGTGTCGCAGGAGGACCCGGAGAAGCTCGCGCGGACCCTGTCGCTCCTGGATGCGGCCGGGGCGATCAGCCTGTGGGAGAAGGTCGCTCGCGCGAACCCCGACTGGGGTGAGGACGAGATCAAGGCCGAGGTTGGCCGCATCCGTGAGGACCGCGGCACCGCGCCCGACCCGGCGACGTTCGACGGCGACGACGAGGACCCCGAAGACCCGGAGGACGCGTGATGGACGAGTTCCCCCGCTGCGCGCACTGCGGCCAGAGGATCGAGCGCATCAACTTCGCGCTCGGCCCCGAGTGGCGGCACTGGCCCTCGCCGTACGGCAACTACCGCACGAGCGAGAAGTACCGCATCTGCCACTCGACGACGGTAGCGACGCCCACCAGCGAGTGACCCGGGGGGTGACCGGTGGCGCTGTTCAAGCCGGACCCCGACCGCAGCATCGAGGACATCGTCGAGGACCTCGGCCGGGAGATCGCCGACCGGTTCCGCGACGCCGAGGACGAAGCGATCGCCGAGGTCGCCGCTCGCGCACGCCGCGACATGGACCTCTCCTCCCGACTGCCGGAAGCGGCCGCCGGCGCGGGGCTCACCGTCGCGGAACGGCGGGAGCAAAACCGCATCCTCGCCGAGCTCGCCGCGCACCGTGCACGGGCCCTGAACGAGCTCGCCCGCATCGGTGAGCGTCTCGCGGACGGTCTCGCCCCCGGTGGCCTGGCCGCGCGGATCGTCGCCGCCGCCGCGCTCGAGGGGGAAGCCGCTGCCGCGGTCACTCTCGGCATCGGCGTCGGCAACGTTCGGCCCGTCCCGTTCACGTCGACCGCGGCTCAGGCCGCGTCTATGGTGGCCGTGTCGCTGGAGAACCGGCTGACGAACCTGCGGGAGCGGATCACCCGGTACCCGCGGGACGCGTACCAGCGGATCGTCGCCATGTACACGCCGTCCACGCTCCTCGGCATCACGACGTCGCAGGTGCAGCAGGCGCGGATCGTGCAACGGTTCCTCGCCGAGGGCATCACCGGCTTCGTGGATCGGTCCGGGCGCCGGTGGACGATCGGCGCGTACGCGGAGATGGCAGGGCGCACCAGCGTCGCCCGCGCGTACAACGACGCCGGCGTCCGGCGGATGCAGCAGAACGGCATCCAGCTCGGCACGATCAGCGGCGGCGCCGATGCGTGCCGGAAGTGCGCACCGTGGATCGGGAAGATCGTGTCGTTCGACGGCACGACCGGCGACGTCGTCCTCCCCCACGCGACCCGCGACGAACCGGTCACCGTGCACATCGACGGGACCCTCGCGCAGGCGCGCGCCGCCGGGTGGGGACACCCGAACGACCGGTGCAAGATCAACGCCTACTCCCCTGGCCTCGCGATCCCGCAGCGGGACTTCGAGTACGACAAGCAGGCCGAGCACGAACGCGCCGAGCAGCGCCGCCTCGAGCGGGAGATCCGGTCAGCGAAACGCGACCAGGCCGCCGCCATGACGGACACGGAACAGCGCCGCGCCGCGCGCGACGTCGCGAAGGCGCAGGCGGAGATGCGCGCGTTCCTCAAGCAGACCGGCCGGAAACGCTCCTCGTACCGCGAGCAGCTGCACTTCGCCGACGGATAGATCAAGGAGAGCGACCATGAATCGAACGGGAACGCCCACACGCTTCCGACGCCCTCTCGTCCATTTGCGTCAGCGCACACGGGACGGCAGCCTCGCCCACCGCATCCTCACGATCGCTCAGGAGCGACGTCCCTGGTACGACTGGGGCGCCCGCCTGATGGTACTCGTGGGCCAGTTCCGCACCGGGTCCTACGACACACCCCGCGGCCGAGACCTCTGGTATCGCTTCGAAGCCGAGAACGAGCACCGCGGGCGCATCATCAAGACCCGCACCTACGCCAACGTGCGCGCCACCCGCGAGCAGGACTTCTCATGGCGCATCTTCGACGTGCAGGACGACGGACACACGGTGAAGGTCGGCCACTACGGCGGCCAGATCACCCACTTCGGGCTGAGCCGGCGTGAGATGAAGCTCTTCCGTCGATGGGACTTCTGGGAGTGCCGCGTGCGCGGAGAATGGTTCGGCCTCCGCCGGTGGCTGTACCACCTCGGCCTGCACCACCACGTCGACCTCCGCAAGCCGTTCGCGTGCAACGCCACGCCCAAGCGCGGATCCGGCGGATACTCCCACTGGCACTGCGAGCTCCGCGGCCGCCACGAGGTGCACCGGTTCCGCAACTACACCTGGCCCGGGGGCACCGCGCGCGTCGAATACGACCCCATCCCGGCCTGACAGACCCGGGAGGGGCGTCAACGCGGTCCCCGCTGTGAAGCCGCGAAGGACGCTCACGACGCTCTCCTTACAAGCGAGGCGTACCTGCGCCCCTCCCCACACACTCCGCGGCCGTCGTCGGCCCTGCACTTCGACGGCTGCGGTCCCCTCACACGTCGCTCACCGCAGGGGTGCAGCGAACCCACGAGCAGGAGGCTCACCCATGACCACCGTCCGCGTCTACACCAAGCCGGACTGCCGGCAGTGCGACCTCACCAAGACCCTGCTCACCAAGCGCGGCGTCGACTTCACCATCGAGGACCTCACCGACCCCGGCAACCTCGCCGCCGCGAAGGCCCTCGGCCACCAGTCCGCGCCCGTCGTCATCGCCGGCGAGGAGTCGTGGGCGGGGTTCCGCCCCGACCTGATCGGCGAACTCGCCGACCGTCTCACCGAGGAGGTGCCCGCGTGAGCACGCAGACCCGCACCCTCGGCCCGCAGTTCGCCCCGGTGTTCGACCGCCCGTTCCTGCGGTACTTCGACGGCGAGAACGGCGCACCCGGCGGCACCCCCACGCCCGCGGCTCCCGCCGAGCCCGCCGCACCCGCGGCCCCGGCGACTCCGCCCGCACCGACTCCCCCGCCGGCACAGCCCGCTCCCCCGGCCACGCCCCCGGCCCAGCCCGAGCCGGTGAACTTCCGCGGCAACCCCGACGAGTACGTCCGCGAGCTCCGCCAGGAGGCGCGCGGCCACCGCGAGTCGTTCGAGAAGGAGCAGAGCGAGCACACCGCGACGAAGGCCGAGCGCGACGCCGCCGCCGCCGAGCGTGACACCCTCAAGCGCGAGCGGGCCGTGCTCCTCGCCGCGCCCCGCCTCGGCGCCCACGCCGACCTGCTGCTCGACTCCTCGAGCTTCACCAAGACCCTCGCCGGAATCGACCTCGCCGACCAGGCAGCCGTCGACAAGGCGATCACAGACGCGCTCGAGAGGAACTCGGCGTTCAAGGCAGGACCCACTCTCCCCGGAGCAAGCGGCCCCGGGCACCAGGGCGGCCAGCCGACCCCCACCACCACCCCCTCCCTCGACGGCGCAGTCAAAGCGCGCCTCGGGGGCTGACTCCTCTGAGGGAGATGAAACATGCCCGTATCCATCGCAGAAGCGAAGAAGAACGCGACCGACGATGTCGACGTGGCGGTGATCGACGAGTTCCGTAAGGAATCGACCGTCATCGACTCGCTGATCTTCGACGACGTCGTGAACCCCGCCGGCGGCGGCGCGACGCTCACCTACGGCTACCGCCGCCTCGCCACGCAGCGCAGCGCCGGATTCCGTGCGCTGAACACCGAGTACACGCCCGAGCACGTCACCACGACCCCCGTCACGGTGAATCTCGCGCCCCTCGGTGGCTCGTTCGAGGTCGACCGCGTCATCGCGAAGATCGGCCCCGCCGCGTCCGGCGCCGTCACGCTGAACCTGCAGCAGACCGTCAAGGCCACCCGCACGAAGTTCCAGGACGCCGTCATCAACGGCGACGTGGCGACCGACGCGAACGGCTTCGACGGTCTCGACAAGGCCCTCACCGGCTCGTCGACCGAGCTCGGCGTCGGCGCCGTGACCGACTGGTCCGACTTCGACACCAACGCCCGCGCCGAGCACCGCGCGCTCGACAAGATCGACGAGTTCCTCGCCGCTCTCGACGGCGCGCCGACCATCATCCTCGGCAACGCATCCGCGCTCGCCCGCGTGCGCGCCGCGGCCCGCCGCGCCGGCCAGTACACCAAGGACCCCGTCGAGGGCCTCCTCGGGGTCAACGGCCGCCCGATCGAGCGTGAGACGTACGGTGGCGTGCTGTTCGCCGACCCGGGCAACAAGCCCGGCACGAACAACCCGATCATCCCGATCGCCACGCGCACCGTCGGCGGCTCGTCCGTGACCGGCCTGACCGACCTGTACGCGTACCGTGTCGGCCTCGACGGCTTCCACGGCGTGTCCATCGTCGGCGGCCAGCTCGTGCAGACCTGGCTCCCCGACTTCACGTCGGCCGGCGCCGTCAAGAAGGGCGAGGTCGAGCTCGGCCCGATCGCCGTCGCCCTCAAGGCCACCAAGGCAGCCGCCGTGCTGCGCAACGTGAAGGTGCGGTGATCGACATGGCGAAGAAGACCATCAAAACGCCCGTCGAGGGCTTCGACGGCATCGTCGCGGGCGTCCGGTTCGTCGACGGCGTGGGCTCCACGGACGACGAGGGCGCTATCGCGTACTTCGAGCGTCAGGGGTACACCGTCGGCGGCCACGTCGACGAGGACGCTGAGCGGGACTTCCCCCTGGGCGACCCGTCCGACAAGTGGACGAAGACGCAGCTCCTCGCGTACGCGAAGGCGCACGGCATCCAGATCGAAGCCGACGTGAAGACGAAGGACGACATCTGGGCGGCGATCAAGCCCGGCGGCACCCCGTACAAGGGCGTCACCACCCCGGAGGGTCAGGCGCTCGTCAACGACGCCACCGACCCGAAGGACGGCGAGGTCAAGGACCAGGCGGAACTGCCGGTCAAGTAACCGTCACCGCTCCCCGCACGGCGCGCACACGCCGTCGTGCGGGGAGCACCACGACACGTAGCTCAGATGGAAGAGCCACGGGACGCAGGTTCGAGTCCTGCCGTGTCGACCACCCAGAGGAGGCATCATGCGCATCATCCACCCCCAGGCTGTCGCCGGCCGCCAGAGGCAGTTCGACGTCGAGTTCATCGACGGTGTCGCGACGGTCGAGTCGTTGCACCCCGAGCGGGAGCTCGCGTTCCGTCAGCACGGGTTCCGCTTCGAGGAAGACCCCGAGGTCGTCGCCCCGTACCACGGGGGCCTCGGCGAGCCGATCATCGACCTCACCACCATGACGATCGCGCAGCTGCGCGAGATCGCCGAGATGGACGGTATCGACCTCCCGTCGAAGGCGAAGCACGCGGAGATCGTCGAAATCCTGTCCCGCCGCCCGATGGACCCCATCCCGGGCAGCGTCGAGAACGGTGACGGGTCGTTCGTCTCCCCCGGCGTTCCCGATTTCGGAAAGGCCGAGCTGCGCGACGGCATCTGGGCGGCGGTCAAGCCCGGCGAAACGCTGCCGGGTACGGAGGGCTGAGATGCAGCGCGTGTTCGCCACCCCCACGGACTACGCGAAGTACGCCGAGGAGGACTTCGACGACACCGATCTGCTGACGAAGCGACTGCGCTCTGCGTCCGTCGAGGTCGAGAAGCTGATCCGCGGCGCCGTGTACGACGTCGACGACGACGGCTACCCCACCGACGCCGACACCGCGGAGGACCTCGCGGAGGCGACGTGCGCGATCGTCGAGCACTGGGCCGACACCGACGACCCCCGCGGCATCGACGCGGTCCAGGGCGCGGTGAAGATCGGGTCCGTGTCGCTCGGCACGACGTCGTCCGGGTCGGACAACCTGTCCGCCAGCGAGAAGCTCGCGCGCCGCATCGGCGACAAGGCCGTCGACATTCTCACCACCGCGGGCCTGATCGGCGCCGCCGTCGCACACTCCTGAATTGCTTGACTGCATTCTGAACAGGCTGTCGTCGTGACCGGAATGACGGCCCATATTCTTTGACCAGCGAAGCGGACGAGGGGCACTGAACGGTGAAATACATGCATCGACCTGGCCCTACCCGGCTCGAAGACCTCCGGCGTCTTGAAGGACTCGAGAGGCGATATCGCTGGAGCCCCTGGAAAGCTCCCGCGATTCAGGGCTTGTGGATGGTGTCTGCTGGTCTGCCGAATCCCTACCCTGCTTCGGTTCTCCGGATGGCGCATAGAGATCCGAATGCAGCTGCAATCCTCTGGCGCCGAACGACCTAGATCCGGCTCGTTAGGAGGTCACGATGGCCCGCCTGCGAGCGAAGCACCTCCCCCACCGCGTCATCGTCCAGCCGTTCGACGGCGACGGCGCCGAAGGCGACATCTGGGGCGACGAGCGCGCGGACCGCCCCGCGTACGTCGAACAGAAGACCCGCCTCCGCGTCGACCGCCGCTCCACCTCCCCCACGTCTGGGCAGGAGATCACGTCAACGACGTTCGTCGTGATGCTGCCCGACGACGACACCGCACCCCGGTCACGTGTGACCGTGTGGGCGGGCACCCCGCGCGAGCGCACCGCCGAGGTCATCGACTCCGCGTTCTTCGACTACCGCGGCACCCCGTCCCACGTGGAGCTGTACCTCGAGTAGGGAGCGCCCATGGCCATTCGCGTGCAGGTGACGATGACGAACCGCCTCGGCGAGTTGACCGACGAGATTCGGGCGCGCCTCATCTCCGGCGAGAACAAGGCCGCCGAGCGCGGTCTCACCCTCTCCCGGCAGATGGTGCCCCTCGACACGGGAAACCTCTCCGGGTCCGGGACCGTGGAGCCGGCCGTCGACCCCGAGGAGGGCGCGGGCATCGTCTACGACACCCCGTACGCGGCCCGGCTGCATGAGCACCCCGAGTACGACTTCTCGAAGGACTCGAACCCGAACGCGCAGGGCAAGTGGGTGGAGAACGCCGTCGTGCAGAACAAAAAGGAGCTCGGCGACATCATCCGGAACGAGGTGCAGGGTGGCTGACGCGCCGGAGATCATCCTGAACCGCGCGCTCGCGCAGCTGCTGCACACCGCGGGCCTCGCGGTCTACCACCAGCTGCCGGGTGTCATACCGGAGCGAGCGATCCGCCTCGACGGCGTCATGCCGACCAGCGTCAACGAGTACACGCTGCTCACCCCGCTCCGCCCTGTCCCCGAGGGCCGCGCGGACATGGTCTGGCGCACGCAGATCTACACCCGACGCAAGGGCGGCGCCGCCGCCGCGCGCTCCTGGGGCGCCGACCTCCGCGCCGTGCTCGACCAGAAGGAGTACGTCCCCAACGTGCTCGGCATCGGCTGGGCGTGGGAGTTCTCCGCCACCGACTTCGACCCCGACTCGCAGGGACGCGCAGCCGTCGCCTCGACCTACTACTTCCGCGGCCGCCGGCCGTAGGAACCCCGCCGGAAGCGCCGGCACACCACCCACGAAGGAGGCGGCCATGGCCGACACCACCCTCTACGACACGATGGCGCCCTCCGCGGGGTCCGTCGCGCTCGCGCACCAGCGCCTGATCCGCATGCGGCAGAACGGCGTGTTCCAGAACATCACGGGCGACATCAACAACCTCGCCCTCAACCCGACGAAGATCAGTGTCCCCCGCGAGGTGTACGGCCAGAAGGGCCGCACCCGCGAGGACATCATCGGCTACAACTACGCCCCCACCTTCGACGTCGAGGTCGTCCGCGACCCCGTCACGAAGCAGATCGTCGCCGCCCAGGCGTGGTTCAAGGACCTCGTGTCCGCCGCGTTCTCCGAGGGCGAGGCGAACAAGCGCGAGTTCCAGCTGTTCACCGACGCGCTCGACGAGGACATGCCCGTCGTGCAGGGCAAGTTCTCTGTCGCGTACGCCGAGGGCAACACGGGCTTCGCCGACAAGGGCATCGTCCGCATCACCCTCCAGTCCGACGGCATCGTCCCGCGCATCACTTCCCCGCTCGCCGGGAACGGCGCGCCGATCCTCGAGTCCGCCACCCCGGCCGGTCTCACCACCGGTGACCTGCTCAAGGTCCGCGGGTACAAGCTCGGCACCGTCGTCAGCGCCACGATCGACGGTCAGGCGGTCACGAAGATCCTCAAGGTCGACGAGTACACCGTCGCCCTGCTGATCCCGGCGACCGTGTCCGGCTCGGCACCGATCACCGTCACCAACGACGCCGGCGCGTCGAACACGCTGCCGTACACCGCCGCGTAAGTCAGGGAGGGCAGGGACTCCATGACTGTGCACGCCGAGAAGGTCGGCCGCGACCTTCACCTCACGTTCGACGGCATCGACCAGCCGTTCGTCATCCACCCGCTCCCCGGCCGCGCCGGAGTGCAGATCACCGACACCTACCTCGCCGTCTCCGCCGGGCAGTCGAACCGCGCGCAGGACATGACCGAGGCGCTGCAGATCGCCGCGGACGGTGGCCGACAGAACGCGATCACCGGCCGGTGGGAACCGCGCCCCGACGCCGAGCAGACCAACTTCAACCGCATCGGCCTCGAGCTGTCGCAGGACGAAGCCGAGTCCATCCTGATGCCCGCGTTCTTCTGGCAGACGGTGCTCGGCCTCGACGGCGTGAAGGCGTACATCGAGGGCGGTGAGGGTCTCGCGGGCACCCTAAAAGCCACGGGGGCGCTGTCCCTGCGTTTGGGTCTCTTGGCCCGGCGGACATCGCCCGCGGCATCCGCGACGGCCTGATCATCGGCGTCGGCCGGCCCGACGCGAACGGGGTCTACCCCGAGCTGATCTACACCCCCGAGTGGCAGGCGCAGCGCGCGGCATCCGCCGAGCGGCACACCCGCCACGACGACGGCCCCGGCCTGACGACCTCCGAGTTCTGGGGGCTCGTCTGGCCGGAGCTGTTCGGCGAGGTGGAGCTCGACCTCGCCACCGCGGGCCTCATCCCCGACCTCGACCGCGCGCTCGACACCCGCCCGTGGCACACCGTCCGCGGCGCGATCTACCGCCTCCCCGACATCGACACGACATGGGTCGGGAAGGCGGTACGGCATGTTCGACGCGGGCGCACTGATCTTCAAGATCCAGACGGCGGGCGCGCAGACCTTCCGGTCGGACATGGCGTCCGCGGACCAGGCGATCGAGAAGGTCGGCCGGACTTCATCTGAGGCGACCCCGAAGGTCGAGCGCACCGGCGACGCCGTCGACAGGACCGGCAAGAAGGCGAAGGACGCGAAGGCTCCCCTCGACGAGCAGGCGAAGTCGACGAAGGGCGTCGGCGACGAGTCCGAGACCGCGGCGAAGAAGCAGCAGAAGCAGGCCCAGTCGACCGAGGAGCAGATCTCGGCGGCCCGGGAGCTGTCGAAGGTCCTCCTCGTCGCCGGTGCCGCCACTGCCGCTGTCGTGGCGCTGTCGGTGGCGAAGTACACCGAGTTCGACGAGGCGATGGCGCAGACCCGCGCCGCGACGATGGCGACCGCCGCGGAGCAGAAGCAGCTCGGCGAGGCCGCGCTCGAGGCCGGCGCCGACACCGCGTACTCGGCGTCCGAGGCCGCCGCCGCGGAGGAGGAGCTCGCGAAGGCGGGCCAGTCCGTCTCCGACATCGTCGGCGGCTCCCTGAACGGGGCGCTCGCCCTCGCCGCCGCCGGGCAACTGCAGGTCGCCCGCTCCGCCGAGATCATGGCGACCACGCTCACCCAGTTCCGCCTCCCCGCGTCCGAGGCTGCGCACGTCTCCGACGTGCTCGCCGCCGGCGCTGGCAAGGCTCAGGGATCCGTCGACGACCTCGCGCTCGCGCTGAGCTACGTCGGACCCCTCGCCGGGTCTGTCGGCCTCTCGCTCGACGAGACCGCCGGCACGATCGCGTACTTCGCGACGCAGGGCATCATCGGCGAGAAAGCCGGAACGTCGCTCCGCGGCGTTCTCGCGAGCCTCCAGGCGCCGTCCATGGCCGCGGAGAAGGAGATGGCGAAGTACAACATCACCGCCTTCGACGCGCAAGGCAACATGCTCTCCCTCGCCGGCATCGCCGACCAGCTGCGTAACAACCTCGGCGGCCTCACCGAGCAGGAGCGTCTCGCCGCGCTCGGCCGAATCTTCGGCAACGAGTCCCTCAACGCCGCGACGCTGCTCTACGAAGGCGGCTCCGCCAAGATCAACGAGTGGACCGACGCGGTCGACGACTCCGGGTACGCCGCGGAGCAGGCCGCCATGCGGCAGGACAACCTCGCCGGCGACATTGAGAAGCTCGGTGGAGCGTTCGACACCGCGCTCATCCGCACCGGATCCGGCGCGAACGAGATCCTCCGCCAGATGGTGCAGATCGCGACGCAGCTGGTCGACAGCTACGGGGAGATGCCCGCCCCGGTGCAGGCGACCGCGCTTGTGGTCGGCGTTGCTGCGGCCGCGATGCTGCTGTTCGCGGGCGGTGCCGTGCAGGTCCGAGCCCGACTGATCGAGCTGCAGGCCGAGTTCGCCAAGACCAACGCCAGTATGCGCACCACTGCCCTGGTCGGCGCTGGCGCGGCGCTCGCGCTCACCGGCATCGTCACCGTCATCGCGCTCGTCGTCGCCCGTCAGGCGGAGATGAACGCGGGCGCCGCCGAGTTCGCCGACAGCCTCGACGAGGTCACGGGCGCCGCGACGGAGAACACCCGCGCGATGATCGCGAAGAAGCTGGCCGACGCCGGCGTGTTCGAGCAGGCGAAGAAGGTCGGCCTCAGTCAGAAGGAGCTCACCGACGCTCTCTACGAGGGTGGAGCGGCCGCCGACGACGTCATCAAGCGGTTCAAGGACGCGAGCTTCGCCACGGGCGGCTTCGACATCGGCTTGCAGGACGCGAGCCGAGCCGTCGACGACATGAACACGCAGCTCATCGACTCGAAGACCCGCCACGATGACCTCAAGGCCGCCACCGAGGGGTCGACGGACGCGACGGGCGCCGGCACGGAGGTCACGAAGTCCGCGGCCGCGGCGTACGTCGAAGCCGCCGACGGCGCGGACACCCTCGAGGGTGAGCTGCAGCAGCTCATCGACACCATCAACGAGGCGAACGGGGTCGGGCAGGACGCGGTCAGCGCGAACATCGACTATCAGGACGCGCTCGCGAAGGTCGACGAGACCATCCAGAAGGCACGCGAGGGCCAGGAGGGCTACTCCCTGTCCCTGGACCAGGGCACGCAGGCAGGCCGCGACAACCTCGGCATGCTCAACGACCTCGCAGCCTCGTCGCAGGACGCAGCGGATAAGCAGTTCGCGCTCGACGGGAACACCCAGAATTACCGGTCGTCGCTCGAGGCTGGCCGTCAGGCCCTCATCCAGCGCGCACAGGACCTGGGGTACAACGCCGACGAGGCGCAGGCCCTCGCCGATCAGATCTACCGCATCCCGTCCGAGACGGAGTGGAAGATCATCGCGGACACTGCGTTCGCGCAGCAGCAGGTGGACTCGTACATCAGCCGCAACACCGGCCGCGAGATCATCGTGAAGATCGCGGGCGTACCCGTGGCGCAAGGCCTCGGCGGGTCGGGCGGCATCACGCAGGCCGACGGCGGCAAGGTCGAGTTCTACGCGAACGGTGGCCGCCGCGGCGAGAACCACGTCGCACAGTTCGCTCGCGCCGGCACCTACCGGGTGTGGGCGGAGGACGAGACCGGCGGCGAGTGGTACCTGCCCAACTCCCCCGCGAAGCGCGACCGGTCCCTGGTCATCGCGAAGCAGATGCTCTCCGAGTGGGGCTTCGACATGGTCCCGAAGGGCGCCGCGCCGGCCATCACCGGCGGCGGCGGCCCCTCGTCCGACCTGACCGGCCTCGACATCACTGGAACCCTCCATATCGGCGGAGACGGGCTGGTCCGGATCGTTGACGGCCGCATCGCGGAAGCCCGATACCAATCAGCCACGACCCTGAGCGGAGGGAGCTCCTCACGATGATGATCGCCACCCTCACCGCCCGCCCTGACATGGCCCCCGTCCCTCGCGTCGAGATCCAGCTGCAGGAGATGGACGCGTACGACGGCGGTGGCGCCGGGGCTGCACCGACGGGGAGTCTCGACGGCGGCAGCCCCGGCGCTACCGGCCCGGAGGCGACCGGTGGAACGGCGCAGATGGTCACCGTGAAGGTCCCGGACGACACCGCGCATATAACGCTCTGGCGGCGGGACGGCTCACGCCGACGGGAAGTGCGCGGTGTCATCGGCGCCGCGTTTTCGTTCGACGGTTTCGGGGCATTGGATCGCGAAGCGGGCAGAGGTGTCGCGAGCGCGTACGAACTCGAGTGCCACACCGTGTTTCACGGGTCGGTCACCCTCCCCATCGGATCGGTCATCATGCCGGCCCCGGCCGAGCGGTACGAAACCGTCATCCAGCAGCCCCTCAATCCGCGTCTGCGAGCGGTCGTCACCGAGACCGCCGCCAACGTGGAAAGCATCACGCGGCAGGCGCCTCTGGATCTGGTGCCTGTCGAGGGGAAATCGTTCCCTCGTCTGGTGGGTTTCGGTCCGCGGCAGGGCCTGTCGGGTGTGCAGTTCAGCTTCGAGGTGCCGGACAGGGCGACGGCGGCTGCGGTCTGGGCCACGCTCGGCGACGAGGAACACCCCCAACTGGCTGCGTGGCTGGTCCGGTCCATGCACCCCCTGCTGCCTCCCGTCTTCTTCTGCGAGGTGCGTGACCTCCAGGAGGTGGACTTCGACCTCGCGTACGGCGGCACGCGAAGCCGCTTCGTGGCTGTCGTCTCCGAGATCGCAGCGCCCGCTCCGGCGCTCACGACCCCCGCTGTCCGATACTCCGACCTCGTGGCGGCCTTCGGCCCGTCCTACGACGAGATCGGTACCGCTCTACCGCGCTACAGCCAGTGGGGCACGGCGTGGGAGTTCGCCTCCGCAAGCTGAGAGGAACACGATGCGCGCCGCCTCCGACCAAGCACGCAGCATCATCGGCAGCGGTGGCCTGAACGCTCAATGGGTGTTCGACCTCATGTACGCCGGCGAACGCCGCCTCCAGGACGTGCCCATCGCAACCGGACACTCGTTGCAGTGGGACGGCACGAGGTTCGTCACCGGATCAGGCACGGCTCGCGTCGTCTGGGCGGACAGCTATGCCCGGTCGATGGCGCCCCGGGAGGTGGGCGACTGGTTCTCCCCGTTCGGGGGTGAGTTGCAGGTCGACTGCCTCGTCGGCGGGGGCGTGTTCACCGAGCGGATCCCGCAGGGACGGTTCGTCATCACGAACGTCCCTGACGTGGTCGAGGCGCGGATGCCGTGGGAAGGGCAGGTCATCCACCCGGGCGAGTCCTTCACCCTCGAGCTCAACGACCCCCTCGTCCGCGTGCAGCGGAACGACTTCGCCCTGCCGACGGCTCCCCGTTCCACGTCAGCGTGGTCGGAGGTGCAGGCGATCTCGGAGCTTCCGGTCCTCCGCAACGTCGACGACAAGGTCCTCCCGCCGCTGCCGTACGAAGGCGCGCGCGAGCCGATCCTGCAGGCGATCTTCGACGCGATGGATGCCTGGCCGCACGTGGACTCCGCGGGATATCTCACCGCGCGGCCGAAGGCGTGGCCCGAACCGGTCGGCGAGCTCGTCGACGTGGTGACTGCCCCTCCGTCGATGACCTCCCGGGAGACGCACAACCGTGTGGCTGTGACGGGGCGCACAGCGGACGGGAAGCCACTGTACAGCGTCCGCGAAGTGACGGAGGGGTTCCTCCGCACGCGGAACCCTGACGGGTCGCCGTCACCCTTCGGAGGGTCCACGTACTCCTACCGGGCCGACCGACTGACGACGCAGCAGCAGGTCGACGACTACGCCGATGCCCTGCTCCGCCGGGTGGCGCGGCTTCGCTCGGTCACGCGCGAAATCACTGTGCCCTTCAACCCGCTCATTGAGGTAGGGGACGTGCACATCTTCCGCGGCGGGCACGTCCGGACACAGGTCGTTCGGCACGTCGGCGCCGCGACCGTCCTCACGGTGGAGGTGCCAGATGCTTGACGCCGAAGCGATCACCAAGCTCCTCGATGGGAAGAGCCGTGTCACCCCGTACGTCGGGCGCTACGTGGGCCAGTCCGACATGCTCGCGCTCGTCGACCTCGGAGACCAACGCATCACAGTTCCCTTCACCGGCGGCTTCGTGCCGGAGGTGAGCGAGACCGTGCACGTCTGGTCCATCGACGGGGTCCTGTTCATGATCGGTCCGACCGCGCCGAAGCCGGGCGGCGGCGTCGTTGCGACCGTGTCCGGCGACTACGTCAACGTGACGACCGACTTCGGAACGTTCCTGATGCCGTACGGTCCCCCATCGGACCCGCCCACATCCGGCGACAGCGTTGGCATCAACTGGTCCTGGCCGCCGTGGTGCATGAAGCTGTCCACCTCCCCCGACCCGCCACCCCCGCCACCCGCACCCGGAGGCGGCGAACCGAGCGGGCCCGTGACACGCACGGCGGAGTTCCGCGCCATCGACGCCGGATCCACCGACCGGGGGTCCGCCCGCTGGTGGACAGCGAGCCCGTACGCATTGAACTCCACCTACGGCGCATGGTTCTACGGCGACCAGATCAAGAGCACGATCCCCGCGAACGCGGAGTTCGGGTCGCTCGAGATCTTCATCGTCTACAGCCAGCGGCGCGGCGACCCGCCCCGCTTCGCCCTGCACAGCGACGCCCGGAAGGGCGGCGTACCGGGGTTCGGCGGCTACACCACGTGGGCGCCCGGTGAGGGGTGGCAGACGCCGCCCGACGCCGCCGGGTGGTTCAACGCGCTCAAGGCGGGCGGCGACCGGTGGGGCGTCGGCCTCAACCAGGGCGGCTACAACATCTTCAAGTCGCTCGCCCAGGACGGCATGTCCGGCGCGCTGCGCATCACATGGAAGGCCTGACGCATGGGGCACATCGAAAGCGCCGACGGGGCGCTCACCATCAACGACGACGCATCCGACGTCGCCGGGGACCTGCAGGCCATCGTCGACATGGCGATGAAGACCGGGGGTCTCCTCAAGGTCAACTCGGCGCAGCGGCAGAACCTCACCGGCAGCCAGACGCGGGTGGGATGGCTGATCATCGAGACGGACACAGGCCTGATCTACGAACGCACCAACACGGCGCCGCAGGGTGTCCTGGTCGGTGGAGCGTCGCTGCCGGAGATCAACCTGGTCGCCGGGCAGGTGCAGTCGGCCGCGGCAAACGAGACCGTCCGCATGTGGGCGGCGCCCGGTACGTCTCCGTCGCGCTCGTTCAGCGACCAGTGGTTCACGTACGCGTCGTCCGGTGACATCACCGTGAAGAAGGCGGGCTACTACCGCATCTCCGCGCGGGTGCTCGTCGCCGCCGTCGCGGGGCAGGCACTCGCCCTGTGGCTCAACTCCACCCTCGGAGTTCTGTCGCAGGACTCCGTGGTGACCTCCGCCACCCTCGGCGTCATGGCGAAGCTCGACGTCGCCTCCGTCTACCTGCCGGCGAACGCGGTCGTGAACGTCATCATCGCCACCACCAGCGGAAGCGTCGCCCTCGGCGGCCCCGACCCGGCGCGCAGCTCCGGCGAGTTCTCCGTCCAGTTCCTCTCGTCGTAACCCACACCACGCGGAAGCCCCCGGAACACCACCGGGGGCTTCGTCACGAAAGGACGTGCCGCATGCCGCGCTACGCCAACGGACAGGCCCCCCTCAGCGCGCTCGTCAAGCTGAGCGACCAGCACTACCTTCCCGAGGGGACCGCGGCGCGCTGGCGCGAGCTGCAGCGTCTCGCGTGGGAGAAGTACGGCGTCTGGCTGATCATCTCGCCGGGGTGGAACGCCTACCGCCCCCTCAGCATCCAGTACGAGTACCGCGCCGAGCTCGGCATCTGGGCCGCGGTGCCCGGGTACTCCTCCCACGGGCTGAACTTCAACGGCCGCGACTGCGCAGCCATCGACGTCTACAACTGGGCGTCGCTCGGGTGGGGACGGTTCGTCGCGCTCTGCCGCCTCGTCGGCTTCACCGTCGACTTCGTCTCGCCGCAGGAGCTGTGGCACATCGGCGACTTCGACCCGTGGAGCGTGCCCACGTTCGCGGCCATCACCATCAACCCCGAAACCACCAAACTGCCTGAGCCTGAGGAGGCCGACGACATGCCCATCAACTTCCGATCGACGACGGGCGGCGTGAGCTTCACGATGGTGCCCGGCATCTGCATCACCCGGCACTACAACGAGACCGCCGCGGCGAACACGAATTACTTCAACACCGGCAAGCAGTGGCCCGGCGAGAACGCGCGCCAAGAGGACCGCGAGAAGGCCGGCGAGCGTCAGCTCACCGACGCGGGCATCCTCATGCTGCTCAAGCAGTACGGGTTCGCTTGGGCGTCCCGTGACATCGCGCGCCTGCCGATGGACGGCGAGACCCTTTACGCGGACCACATCCTGCAGCAGCGGGGCGTGGAGATCGCCTCGTGACGGTCATCCCCACCGCGTGGCGGTACAAGCTCGCGCACATCTACCTCGCCGAAATCATCACCGTGATCCTCGGCGCGGGTGCGGGCGTGTTCGGCGCGACCATCGTCGCCACCCCGGACGCGTACCAGCGGGTTCCGTCGTTCGCGCAGGCGTTTGCGCTCGTCCCCCCGCCGTGGTGGGGGCTGGCGATGGTCGTGCTGTCCGTGCTGATGGTGGCGATGCTCGTCCACTCGCGCGCGGCCGCCGCGATACCCACGTTCCTGCTCGGGATCGTGTGGGTGCTGTGGGTCCTGCCGATCGCGTTCTCGCCGAACTTCGCCCCGTCCGCGCCGATCGTGTACACGGTGCTCGCGCTGCTCACCCTCGTCGCCGGGATGGCGTGCCTGGTGCAACGAGGGGAGATCGACGGTGGACGAGCCTAAGCCGGTACGCATCACCTCGCCCGACAACGCGTGGGCGGCCGGGGCGATGGTCATCTCCACCGGCATCCCGATCCTGTCGGTCGTCGAGGTGTATCAGCCGCTCGCGCTCGAGGCGTGGAGTGTCGTCCTGGCCGATGCGTGGCAGTGGGTGCTCCTGCTGGCCGCCGTCGTCGCGCTGGCGACCTTGCCGCTGATGAAGCGCGCCGAGGGTCACGGACACCGCATGCGCGCCGTGCAGCGCATCGAGGCCGTCGTGACAGGCGTCGTGTCGCTGTGTTACCTGCTGCTGTGGGCCGCTCTCGTGCACGAGTACGGCTTCGGATCGAACCCCCTCACGCAGCTCATGGTCGGCGGCCTTGGTGTCACCGCCGCTGTGCGCGTGGCTCAGATCGTCCGCGGGCTCGCGCGCTACCGGCGAGCTCTCCGGGCTGGACGCACCACCCACGTGGAGGCGATCGCCCAGTCGAAGGAGACCTGATGACGGTGGACGCGTGGGTCGCTATCGCGACCGTGGCGGCCGTTGTGGTCACCGCCGTCGCTGGACTCACGAAAGCCACCGCCGACCTCATCGGTGCGTGGCGCCGCCCTGACAAGACCCCTGCCCCCGAGGTAGGCATTCCCGCCGTCGCCGAGCACGTCGACGACGACATCGACTACCGCGCGTACGCCGACATGAAGGATCAGCTCAAGAAGGCCGAGACGCGCGCGGAGAAGGCCGAGGGCGAGCGCGACTACTGGATGCGCCGCGCCCTCGGGATCGACGAAGACACCCACCCCACCTGACCCCGGCACCGTGTCGGGGTCTTCGTCTCGAAAGGACACCCCGCATGTTCGAACTGACCCTGCCCCCGGGCCTCATCGTGTCGCTGCTCGTCGGCGTCATCCTCCCGCTCATCGTGGGCCTCGTCACCACCCGCGTGACGAACTCCTCGACCCGCGCGCTGCTGCTCGCTGTACTTTCGGCCGCGGCCGGTCTGCTGACCGAGCTCGGGGAGTCGATCGCCGCCGGCACCGCGTACGACATCGGCGTCGGCGGTCTCGCCGCGCTCACCACGTTCCTGACGGCCGTCGGCCTGCACTTCGGCCTGTACAAGCCGACCGGTGCCGCCGCGGCGCTGCAGAGCGTCGGCGGGAAGCGCCTGCCCGACCCGCGCACTTCGACGCGCGAGGAGTACCAGGACGCGCTGGACGACCGCGACGACGGCGCCCAGTGACCCATGACGAGCAGGGCGGGCACCACCGCGCGCATGCGTCAGCTGCACGTGTTCTTCGTCCTCGCGGACCTCGACCTCGCCCTGCTCGTCACCCTCATCTGCTGCTTGCTCTGGCGGTCCTGACCGGAGCTTTCAGCCTCTACTTCTCACCCCGCCGCGGGAGCCCCCGCACTGTTCGAACGGAGTAGCCGCACATGGCTCTTGCTCAGATCATTCTCCGGCGCGGCACGGCCGCCGAGTGGGCCACCTCCAACCCGGTCCTCGCCGCTGGTGAGTTCGGCTACGACACCACGTCGAAGCGGGCGAAGGTCGGCGACGGTCAGAACGCGTGGTCGGCGCTGCAGTGGGTGACCATGTCCAACGCCGATGTCGTCCGCCTCGAGGACGCGGCGAAGCAGGTCGCCGAGGCGTCCGCGACGACGGACCAGATCACGGTCGGCCTGCTGAACAACAAGCAGTCCGCCACCTACATCAAGACGGCCGCGCTGATCGACGAGCTCGGCGGCGGCGCGGATCCCACGCCGGTGCTCGCGATCCTGCAGGTGGGTGACTCGCTCACGGAGAACTGGGGATCGAACAACAACAACATCGAGCTGAAGAACGCCTACGGCGCAGCGAACGTCCTGAGCATCGGCAAGGGTGGGCAGACGTCGCCGCAGATCGCAGCGCGTCAGGGCGGTGTCCCCGCCATGCTCACCGTCGCAGGTGGCAAGATCCCGGCATCAGGATCGGTCGGCGTCACCCCCGACGCGAACCTCTTCTACATGAACGCCGCGACCGGCACCTGGTCCCAGGCGGGCACCCTCGCCGGCGTCCCGGGCACGCTTCTCCTCACAAAAACCAGCGGCGGGGTCTACACCTACACGTTCACCCGCACCACCGCGGGTGCCGAGGTTGCGACCCCAGCACCGACGCCGTTCCGCACCGGCTTCGACTGGCGCGACCGCATCATGACCGTCTGCATCGGCCGCAACGACTTCAAGACCTCCACGCCGCAGCAGATCGTCGACCGCATCCGCGCGATCATCGAGTGGAACCGCAGCGACCCATCGCAGCACATCGTCCTGTCCATCCCGCCGTCGAATGCCGAGACGCCAGGGTCGGCGGACCGTGCGCTGCTCGACGCCGCGAACGCCGCCATCAAGGCCGCATTCCCCCGGCAGTGGGTCGACTGGGCCGGGTACCTCACGTCCGCGCTGACCCTGCAGCAGGCGGGCATCACCCCGACGTCGCAGGACACGACCGACATCGGCAACGGCATCGTGCCGACGTCGTTCCGCGGCGACGCCCTGCACTACAACGCCGTCGCGTATGACGTCATCAACGCGCTCGTGCTCGCCGAGTTCGCCGCGCGCGGCGTCGGGACCTACAGCGGTGGAGGTGGCACCGGCGTCGCGCCGAGCTTCACCACCGCGTCACCGCTGCCCGGGATGACCGTCGGCACACCGGTGAATGTGCCGATCGCGACGGATGGCACGGCCCCGGTCACGGTCAGCGTGGTGTCCGGCATGCCCAACGGCCTGACGTACTCGTCGGGTGCGATCACGGGTACGGCCACCGCAGCGGGAACGGCGAACATCGTTCTCCGCGCGGCCAACGCGTACGGCACGGTTGACAAGACCTTCACCGTGACGATCGCCGCAGCCTCCAGCGCCCTGCATGGGTACGGGCTCACTGACGCCACTCACCGGTACGCCGGCGTGCGTCTGCCCGCGATCGACGCGGCGGCAACCCCATGGCCGGACTCCATCGGCACGCTCGACCTCGCGCACAGCGGCACGACGATGAAGGTCGGATCGGGCCCCGGCGGCGTGGACAAGTCCTTCGACACCCCGAAGACTACGACCGCGTCGAACACCCAGCGCGTGTTCAACACGACCGGCGACAACACGGTGCGGACGATTGCGGTCGTGGTGAACAACCGTACCCCCGCGGCCGTCGCGCACGGCATCGTCAGCATCGGCGCCGGCTTCCTCTCCCTCACCCGCGGCGCAAACGGGGCATTCGCGGCCGCGGCGACGGGGATCTCGTCGGTGCCACAGCAGACGGTCGACGCTGGGTGGCGGGTCGCGTTCGCCTGGTACAACCCCTCGACGGGGGAGCTCGGGCTGGATGCGACCGGTACCGCCGCGACCACCAGCGGCACGCGGGGTTCGGCGACGTCGACGACCCTCGCTGTCGGCGGCGGCGCGACCGCATCCATCGACATCGGGGTGGCGGAGGTTCTGCTGTGGGACCGCGTCCTCAGCGAGAGCGAGCGTGCCACCGTGCGCGCCGCGCTCGCCCAGCACTACCCGGCTATCACCGTTTGACCGATGTCCACGACAGCGCCCCCGGCGCCCCCTTTCGAGGTGGGCGCCGGGGGCGTTTCGTCGTTCGTCAGGCGGCGAGGTGCTCGCGGATGATCTGGCCGTAGCGGGCCTGGGCCTCACGGTTCAGGTGCACGCCGTCATCGGATACCCCGGCGATGTACCCGCCTTCGGGGGCGCGGAGGAACGTCAGCCCGTCGAAGAATTCCCAACCCCGTTCTTGCGCGAGCTGCTGCAGGTCAGCGTTGTGCTCTTCGGTGGTGCGGCGGGTCTCCGTGTCCCGAGGGGGGATCGCCAGGAGGATCACGCGGTTCGCAGGGGCCTTGGCGACGATCCGGTCGATGTTGGCGCGGGTGTCGGCGAACGCGACGCCCTGGCCGAGGTCGTTCGTGCCGGTCATGATCAAGGTGATGTCCGCCTGGTCGAGCTGGGCGAGGTTGTCGGCCTGCGTTCCAGACGTGGTGCCACCGTCAGCCCACCCGCCGCCGAACGTGAAGCCGTCGCCGAGCAGCTGGGACACCCATGAGGCGTCGCCGATGTCGCCGGCGGAGAAGTCCGAAGAGTTGACCTCGGTATTCGAGTCGCCGACGACGGAGATGGTCTGCGCGGCGGCCTGGGTCGGCATCTCGATCGGCATCGGGCTATAGGCAACCGTCGTCGCCGGCGCGGTGCGGTCTTGTGCCAGGGCGTAGCCGGCGAGGCTGAGCGTCACGACCCCGAACAGGCCGACAGCAACGAGCTTCGCGACCCCAGCGCGGTCGAAGTTGGACCGTCGACCATTGTGCTTCCCCATGCGCCCGATTGTATGTGACCGCCCGGTCAATTCATTCCGACCCCACAGCACCACCCCAGCACGACGACGCCCCCGGCGCCTGCTCATCACGAGCGGGTCGCGGGGGGCGTTTCGTCGTAGTGGTCGGAGTCAGCTCATCAGCGAACTCGGTGCGACCGAATCTTCTGGGGGTTCCGGAACGACATACAGACCATTGGTGCTGTTGGCGGTGTGCATCAGCGCTTCGAGCCAGGCGCGGCTGACAGCCGGGGACCGGCCCCCGCTGAACTTGAACACGAATGACGCTCCCGGATGCATCCATACCGCAGTGCGGCCACCACCGACCGACTGGTCGTCTTTCCACGAGAAGTAGAACGGTTCCCCGCGACGAAGCTTATTGCCGACGACAACCTGCAGGTGCGCGAGAAGTCGGTCCTCGAAGTCGACCCGGATCTGCTCGTTGTAGATGAACTTGCCCACGCGTGTAGTTTGCCGACCGGGGCTGAGGCCCTCAAGTTCCGCGCGATGTACTACGCCACGGAACCCGCAGCACCTGGACGCGACGCGTGCGGGATCGCGCCTGCGTCGCCGCGGCGGCGAGCGGCACGGATCCAACCACAACGCCCCCGGCGCCGGCTCGCCAAGAGCGGGTAGCCGGGGGCGTTTCGTCGTTCACCGGTCCCGAAGGATCTCGCGAAGCTCGTCACGATGCTTCGCAAGGGCACCGCTTACGGCGGCGCGGATGATCCAGTACGAGACCACGAGAGTGCCGATCAGGTAAAGCAGGCTCGCGCAGACGATGAGCACGACATAGGCGGTGGGCTGATCCATCCACCGACCGTATCGAACGATAGAAGGTCAGGTAGAGCGAACGTGCAGCAGCACCCACCCGTCGGGCACCTGCGCCCGCAGCGCGGCCATGTCGGCGGCTTCGATGCCGCGGGTGCCGTCGCGTCGCGCGAACGTCCCCGCCGCGGCTAGGAGCGTGGTGCCGTTGCTCATCCGCACAGGCGCGTCCGTCAGCTCGAATCCCGCCGGCGCGCGCTGCTGGAGCACCTTGTGCACCTCGGCGAGGGAGTGCGCTTCGACGTCGACGGTGGTGGTCTCGCGGGGGCGGATGGTTCCTATCAGCACCGGACCATCGTAGGGACGGCCGCCGACATCTCGTCAGCCCAGGCGGTAACCACATCCACCGGGTAGCGGCCTCGTTCGTCGGGGAGCGGGCCGACACCGCAGTCGTTCCACACGAGGAGGGTGGAGCGGTGAATGCGAAGGCGGCGGGCGACGGCGCGGGCGGTGAGGTGGGATGTCATGCGCCGACGATACGAGCGGAAACCCGCGCTGCGAAGTGATCCTGGGCAGACTTCACCCGGCAGTTCACCCGTCGCGGGGCGTCGGCGGCAAGTACGCCGGCCCGAACCCGGTCGTCCCGTGCGGGGGTGCTGACCGTCGTGCCCGGCCGACGGGCGCCCATTCCGCGGCGCCGGGGATGCCTTCCATGATCGCGGCCACCAGGACTGCGGTGTGCTCGTCGTCGTAGTACCCCGCCCACCGGCCTGCCTCGTACGCGAGCACGTCGCCCCGGTCGCCAGCGGCCTCGAGCAGCTCGGCGATGACCGGGCCCGGGTCCTGGGTGTACCGGTTGCGGGAGCAGATCGCCGACAGTTGGATGCCGAGCGCGACGTCGGGGTGCAGGGGGCGGGACATGGCAGGGACGCTACGCCCCACCGCCGACATCATGGTTCGGCTGTGGCTAGGCTCCCGCCTATGAGAACCCCCCGTACTGCCACCGCCGCTTCTGTTGCATTCGCACTCGCCCTTTCTGGCTGCGCGGCTGGTGCACCGTCGACGGATGCGCCTCCTGCGAGCTCACCCGCAGTGTCGCCTACCACCGAATCGTCAACCGTTGCGCAGTGGGCGTCCTTGATTGCCCAACAGAAGGCGGAGTGGGATGACTGGGCCGAGAGCTGGGACGACAGCGAGTGCAGCCCCGCCTTCGCCACCACGCAGGCTGGCATCATCTGCAGAGTCCAACTAACCAGCGCCACTTTCATGGCAACGACCACGACAATTGAGCACCAGCTGGCGGTCACGCCCGGCAAGAAGGGGTTCATCGCCAGCAGCCCGCCCGCGGAGGTCTCTTCGCTGTTCGCTCAAACCAAGACCGCCGCGGAGACCGTGCAGCGGGAGGCTGAAGCGTGGGACGCTGGCGGGTGTTCGACCACCACCGGCGAGGGTTGCGCCTCCCTCACGTTCGCCTTCGATCGGGCCATCGGCGACCTCTCGAAGGCATTCGTGGGCTGGTCGCCATACATGTGAGTGTCGATGTCAGACGTCCAGCATAGGTTGGCTCGGTGACTTCCCCTGCTGCCATGTTGGATTTCGAGGAGCAGTGGCCGCGGTGGTCGAGCGCGAAAGACGAGGCGATCCGCGTGCGCTTCGACATCCCGCCCGCCCGGTACTTCCAGCTCCTCAACCGCCTCATCGACACGGAGGAGGCCCTCGCCGCCAATCCCCTGCTCGTGCACCGGTTGCGTCGACGTCGCGACGATGCCGCCGCGCACCGTCAGCGCCGCGCGAGCTGA